GCGCCGATATTTATGTATTCGATCAGCGTGAACCGCACGCGCAGGTCCTCGGCAGCGGTCGCAAACGCGGCCTGCCGCACGCTGTTTTCTTGCCAGCCAAAGCGAATCGGCATGACGAAAGTTCGCGGCGGTAAAACGAGGCCGATCGGATCGGTAAACGTAATCGACGAGGAGGTCAGCGACAGGACCTCGCCCTCGGCTGTCGTTTTATCCGGCAGCACGAACGAAACGGTATCGCCTGCGGCGACCTCCATAGCGATCGTCGGAACCTGAACCGTGATATCAACCGCCGCGGCCGCCGCCGTGACCTGTCGCGCCTGATACCAAAGCTGGACACCGTGCAGCAAATAGCCCGCCTGCAGGATCTGGTTTACCAGCGCGGCGCGTTCGGTGAAGTCGGTGTGCCGTATGTCGAACTGCACGATCGAGCGCGGCGTTTGCCGGAACGTCATTGCCTGTTCGCTGCCGTCGGCGCTGTCCATTACGTCGGTCGCGAAAGTGATTTGCTCGACGATCGGGCGCTGCGGGACCGTGTTGAAAATGATGACGCGGCGGCCAATCATGCGAATTGCAAAGCTGCCCGGAACGTCGTGCGTGAATATCACGTCGGCGTCGAACGACGGATCACCGAGCAGCGAAACCTCGAACGTGAACACGACGCTCGAGAACGGCGCGACGACAACCGGCAAGCCTGGCGACAGCAAAGTGACACCGGACAACGCCGACACGTCGACCGCGCTTATCGTGACCGGAGTTCGGAACGTGTTGTGAGCGGTGACGATGCGCTGCTTGCTGGCCGTAATGTTTCCGAAGTCCACCGGATTCGGCGTGCCGCCGATGCCGTTCAGATAAACCTGCGCGAAGCCTTTCGCCACGCCCGGAGCCGCTGCCAAAACGCCGAGAAACTTTTGATCGAATCGCGGCGCGTTGATCGAGGCGCCAGTGACGAACGGATCGTCGAGGCCGGTTTTCGGATCGTTCGGCCCCGGCAGCACGGGCAGCTGCGGATTGCCCGGCGCATGGTAGAGCGGAACTATACGACCTGCAGCGCCTTGTGCCATTGTCTAAACCACGGGGCCGAGTTCGACGCGATACGCAAGTCCCTCGAACGCGGAATAACCCTCGCCCGCGACGGTGTTGGCGCTGTCATTATTTATCAGCGGGAACACTTTGTAGTCGTTGCCGCTCACGGTGATTGTCTGTTCGGGCGAGTAGTCCCGCATGTTGATCCGAAAAATGTCGGGAACCTGGGCGACGATCCCCTGCCGCGTGTCCGATTGAAACGGGAACGCCGCCGAAATGTAAATCGGGATCAGCACGTTAGCGTTGGCCGTGAAATTGCGATCGCACGCGTACAGAATCGTACCCAGCCCCATGTGCATGTGATTCGATTGCGCGCAGCCGATACGCGAGCGAAGCATGACGTCGCCGACCGTGTTTGTCGCTCCGCCGTCGCCGGATTTTTGCGCCGGTGCGCCGGTGATTTGAAGTTCGGCTGCGTTGCTCGTGCCGAAAAACTTGTAACCCTCGAACGTCAAATCGAACGAGGCGTCGATGCCAGCGCCGGTCGTTGACGCTTGCAGGATCCCGATTACGGGGTTCGTGTCGCCGTCGCCCGTGGCTCGGTCATACGGCCCGGCGGTGACGATCGACACGCCAGTAATGACGCCGCCCGATTCGGTGTCCACGTTGAGAACAGCAGCCGTTCCCGTGCCAGCGTAAACACCGTCGGTCAGCGAAACCGTAATCTGGTCGCCGACCACATGGCCGGTTCCGCCGACGTTGACCGCCGCCGCTGAAACCTGAATCGGAAACAGGTCCGGCATGTAAAGGTGACAGCCTGGCAACGTGTTCGGCATCGCGGTTCCGAACGATCCGTTCTGATTCGTGCCGCGCCAGTTGACGAACGGCGTAACGTGCTGCGTCGTGTATGGCTCGTGTTCCTGATTCGCCACCGCGCTCACCGGCATGTGCAGGCCCTCCGGGTCGAGCTCCGACCAAAAGTGGCCGGTGACGTAGAACGATTCCGGGTTCAAATCGACGCCGCCGTCAATCTGGCGCAGCCGTCCAATGTGAAAATGTCGGTACTGTCGCGCCGAAACTTTGATCACGCAATGGACGTACTCGCCGGTCGTGTCAGAGAACAGCCAGTAGCCTTGATACGGACCGACGAGGCTGTTCAAGAATATGCACCGCATCGAGGTTCCGACGTTGCCGGAGCCTGCGACAGTGAAGCCGGTATTTAGCGGCGCGTTCGCCGGGTTGTTCGGCTGGTCGTAAATTTCCTGCGTTAAGTCCACGTCGTCGCCGGTGAACAAATACAAGTGACGGTCCAGCGTGCGCGCGAAAAAGTACGGCGACGCCGGAGTGCCGACGGTTCCGCGATGCGTCCATATCTCAATGTCCGGCAACGTGCCGGGAACGGGCGCGCGGTTCGCGACCCAATTGCAAATATCGCGAGCAAACGGCAGCCAACGGTCGAGCATGAAGTCGCCCATATCGTCGTCGCCCGGCTCGAACGCTCCGACTACAAATTCGTGCGGCATTAGATAATCTCCATTGCGACCCACTGGCCGGTGTCTGCGCCGTTGGTATCGGGAAAAACAATATAGCGAAAGGCGCTGGCGAAAGTTTCCAGTTCCTCGAACGCGGTGAGGCCGACGCCGTGGCAATTCTCGAAGCCGTCGATATAGCCGATGACCTGAACGTCGCCGGTGGCGTTGGAAATGATATGCGGCAGCACGGTCATTGTCATTTGCAGGCCGGTGCCGAACGGTGACACGCCCTGCACGCCGTTCGTGCTTCCGCCTGGAAAAATAAACCAGCCGCCGGAGTCGTCACCGAGAATCGGCTGCCGTTGCGTGTTCGTGAACGGGTCGGTCGGCTTGGCGGAAACCTGCGCCGCGTGCGTAAAGCTGAACTGGCCGTTGTCCTGTTGATGCGGCCACATGCACGCGTCAATGCTCACGCTCACCGCCGTGTTCGCGATGTTTTTCCATTGCGTCGAAAGGTTGTCGCGGTAGCGAACCGCTGGCAGCACCGTTACGAACGAGCCGGGATTGCAAACGCCCGCATTGTTGCCGCCCAAACCGTTCTGGACGTACTGAGCGGTGAACGCCTGAATGCCGGTGGTTTGCGCGTGAACCATTCCCGGGAACGGGTACGAGGCGTCCACGTTCGTCAACGGAATGAACAGGCCAATGCCGCCGTATTGCACGTTGTTGCCGTCGCGTGCCGTGATGTTATTTCGCCGCTCGGTACTCGATACGAACACCTCCGGGTTCTGTGACGGCAAGTTCAGAAACATTTGGGTCGTGGGCGACGCGTCGGGCTGGCCCTCGAATGTTTGCCCGTTGTCGAAGCCGCTGGCGACCATCAGTTTCGACGAATCGTTGCCGCCGCCGGTGATCGTGACCATTCCGACTGTCGGCGGGTTGACCGCTTTCACGCTCGTGACGATCCACTCGAAGTCGGTCAGGTCGTCCGTGTAGGTCGAGCGGTCCAGCGTCCAGCGTGCCGTTTCGGTTGTCAGATCGACGGTGAGGTCGTCGTTGCCTGCGGCGCTCGCGTTGGTCGTGAGCGCGCCAACGGCGCCAGGCAGCGCGCTGTACGCTCCGGCGCTTAGATACTTAACCCCGGTGACAACGCCGCCAGCTTCGGACGTGACGACGCCGGTCGCGACGAACGTGCCAATTGGCGTGCCGCCGACCACGTCGAATGTTTCGCCGACCACGTACCCGGTTCCGCCGACGTTCACGGCCAGCGCGACCACGTGATCGTTGAGAATGAAATCCAGCACGGCTTTCGAGAACACGATCCGCCCGAAAGCGGTGACGCCGTTCGCTACTAAGGTTTCGTGGAAAAATGGCACGGCTTACACTCCTAACGCTTTGCGGAACGAGTTTTTCCGCGCGCTGATTCGGTTGAGCAGGACGTTGTCACCGGCCCCGCCTTGAAATGCGCCGGTGATTTCCGACGAGTCTATCGTGTTGACGATCGTGTTATTGACGACAGGCGCGGGCATGGCCGTTCCGCCGCGATCGCCGTTGATCGGCACGACGTTCCCGCCGACGTTTGGCACGAACACTTCGGATCCAAACCGCCCGCCCTCGCCCGTGCTAACAGCTTGGCCAGCCTGTACGCCGCCGCCGAACTGTCGGCCACCGCCGAGTGCGCCGAGCGCGCCCGCGATCAGCCCGCCGGTATCGGTTCCGGTTCCGGCCTTGCCGAATATCGCGTCGAAAATTCCAGCGGCCAGGGCCTGCGATGCAAGCTGCAGCAGCATTTGAGCGAACCCGGCGGCGAACTCGTCGAGGTCCTGCAGCCCGCTTTCGAGAAACCCGGCGAGAATGTCCTGCGAGTTTTCCCGCGCCTTGCGCAAAAAGTCGCTGGTGGCGTCGTCGATTTTTTTCAGGTTCTCGACCGATGCCTCGAAAGTCTCCGGCGATATCAAACCTTTGTCGAGGAAACCCTGCAAGCGTTCGACCTCGTCCGCGTACACTTCGGTCGCGTCGCGAGCGGCCAGCGTGATCGCTACGGCCTCCTCCAGTTCGTCGTCGATCGCCTCCTGCTCCTCGCGGAGTAGCACGGCCTCCTCTTTTTGTTTTTGCAATGCTCCGGCAGCGTCAAGCGCGGTCTGTGCGAATTCGGCGTTCGTGCCAGCTGCGCCCAGCGCCTCGATTTTGAGCGTGGTCAGTACCTCGGCGTATTCGCGGCCCTCCTCGTTGGCGATCCGCATTGCTTCGGTTTGCTGTAGCAACGACGCGAGCAGCGTGGCCTGCGCTTTGGCGACCCGTTCGAGTTCCTTCGCGGCGTCCTCGTCGACCGGCGTTCCGCGATCGACCTTTTCGCCCGGCGCCGTCAAATCCGCACCGCCTTCGATCAGCGCGTCCTGTCGCGCTCGACCCAATTCCTCCAACAGTTCGATCTCGTCCTGTAGCGCCTGCTGACGCTCGGCGATTTTATCTTCGAGTTCGCCCTCCTCTTTTAACGCTTCGAGAAACGCGGCCTCGTCGTCGAGAACGAACGCGAGAAACTTGCCGAGTTCGTTGCGTACGAGGCCCAGCTTCGACGGGACCTGTTCGGCAAAATTGGCGACAGCGATAGTGGCGATCTCTACCGCCGTGCGGAACGCCAGCGCCATGTTCGTAACGCTGGCCGCCAGTTCGTTCGTTTGGTCGTCGGTCAGCGCGAATATATCGACCAGACCCTCGGTTATCCCGGCGGCCTCGTTGAATGATCCGACAACGACCGTGCCGAAATTCTTAATCGTCGTGATTGCCTGCGACAGCGTCGGCGTTATGAGCGCGAATTCAGAGTTCAGCAGCGGCGCTTGGTTCAGGACAATGTCGAAAATTTGCTCGCCGGACAGCTTGCCAGCCTCGCCCAGCTTTCGCAGTTCGCCGATCGAAACGCCAAAGCCGTCAGCCAGCGCCCGGGCCAAGCGTGGCATTTGTTCGAGGACCGACCGGAGCTCGTCGCCGCGCAACGCGCCGGACGCGAGGCCCTGCGCAAACTGAATGACACCGGCGGACGCCTCCGCCGACGTGCTGCCGGAAATCTGGATTGCCTGGTTTACCGCTTCCGTGAATTCGAGCGTTTCTTTTTGCGACCGTCCGAACTCCGACGTCGATCGAGCAACACGAGAATACAAGTCGGCGGTGGCGCCGAGGTCGGAGCGTGTGCGCTGGCTGATTCCGATTAGCTCGGATTGGACCGCGTTGAATTCGGCCTGACCGTCGGTGACAAGGCGAACCCGGTTGCCGATCGTCGTGAACGCGTCGGCGGCCTGCGCCAGTTCGCGGATCGAGATTGCGGCAATAATTCCGCCGAACGCTTGCTTCAAAGCATTGCTGCTGGCCTGCGTTTTTTTCTCTTGTTTTTCAACGCCTTCGAGGTTGTCCTCCAGCGTGATTAGCTGGCGGTTGGCGTCGCCGGTGTCGATGACGATTCGTATTACGCGGTCAGCCATCGGCGTTCTCCGGTTCCGGTTTCGGCGAAAAGTCGCCGATAAATTCCGAGTCGCAGGACCAGACGACGCGCTTTAACTCGTCCACGTTGATCCCGTGAAATGCAGCATACCGCGCAATTGACGACCACGGAATACGCTGGCGGATTGGCTTGTTGTCTTTGTCGTACAGGTTCGGCGGTCGCTCGTGCTGCAAATCAGCGTACGCGGTCCAGTAAAGTTTCGCGAACCACGCGACCTCGGGCGGCTTTTTTATATGCTCCGGCGGCTCTAAGCCTCGCTCGCGATAGTTCGCGGCTATCAGGTCCTCGTCACCGTGTACGCCCCGAACTCGGGCGCTAAGGACCTCGGCTAATTTCCCACCACTTCGGCCTCTAATGCCGCGCGGAAATTCGTCCAGCGGTACGCCTCGCGCTTGACGCGGTTGGCGAGTAACGGCAGTTCGCGGAAAATCTTCTCGACGTTCGCCGGCGTGCATTTCAGTTTCTTTCCTTCGCGGTCGGTGATCCCTTTCCAATCGGTGACGACGGCTTTTGCAAACAGTCGAACCTCGCGGTCCGGGTCGCCCAGCTGTGTTTCCAGGCTTTGCGATTTTGCGACCGACGCCAGTGCCTCCTCGGTCATCGCTTTTCGTAGCTTGGCGTTCAGTTCCGGCGACGCGCTGCGAACGCAAATAGAGCAAAGCAGCGAGCCGTCGAATTCAATTTCTATCCATTTTCCCTCGTCGACCAGTTGTTGCGATGTTTCAAAAGCCTCGTAAATGTTCAATGTCGATCCCTCACGGATTGACGCCCGGCGAAATTACCGGGCGAAGTGGAAACGCTGCACGCTTATCGTGTAGCCGAAGTCCGGGTCAAGTATTGCCTGATACGTCGCCGGGATTGTCACGTCCTGATTTTTGCCGGGTACGTCCGGCGCTCCGCCGCTGAATTTTATACGCGGCATGTCAAACAGCATCGCCTGGCCGTCGTTGTCAATTATCGACAGGTCGAGCGAGGTTTCGGTGTTGTTCAAAATCTGGTCGAGGATTTCCTTGTTGTCGAAGTACGTGCGCAGGTTGCCCGTGACTCCGACTTCGCCAACGCCGATACCGGCAGCGCCGAACACTCCGACCGCGTTCTGGCGGCGCAGGTTGTTCGTGATGTCGATTGACGCGTCGAGGACAAAGTTCACGCCCGCCGTGTCGATCGGATCGACGCCGCGCCCGAGTCGGCCCACGTTGGTCGACGTGTTGTAAACGCTATTGGTCGGCGCTGCGATGTCGTTTGGCGCGAACTCGTACAGGGCCGGTGGAACCGTGCCGATATGAGCGTTGCCGGTTTGGATTTCGGTGGCCGAACTGAACCCGAAAAACGTCACCGCGCCGTTGGCGATCGCTTGCGGCGCCAATGCGAGGCTGAAATTGTTCAGGGCCATGCCGAGGAAAAGTTCGCGCAGCACGTCCACTTGGTCCTCGAAGCGACGCTCGACGGCGAACTGGTGCGCCGATACAGCGCCCGCCCCGTTCTCGACGTTGTCGGCGTAGAACAGTTCGACCTGTTCAGCTGCGGCGGCGTCGGCTGCCATGCCGGTTTGTGCATCGAACGTAACCGTACGCGCGACGAGGTCAATCCGTTTGATTCGCGCCCATACGTTGTTCGCAGCGACCGGCCAGCCGGACATTTTCAGCCACATTCCAGCTGTCAACGGCTGCGCGGATCCGCGTGCGTTGTCGAACAGCGCGTTGTTATTGGCGACCGTCATTACGATTTCGCCGCCGCTTGGCGCTGCCATTGTAATATCGCCGACAGCCTGGCCGATCAGTCCGGCTATCGTCAGCCGGGTTTGAGCGTCCGCCGTTTCGGTTCCTGCGATCGCGTTCGTGGCCGTTCCAGCCAGCGGTGTCAACGTCAAATCGTCAATCGTGATCACGTCGAGCGTGAAAATTCCGAGACCGAGGTCGCCCGTCAGCAAATCTTTCAGGGCCATCGTGTGACCGACGGTGTATTTCGCGCCGTCACCGGCGAACACGTCAACGCCGCCAGCATTGAAGCCAGCGATACCGCCCGTGCCGGTTCCCTCCTGAAACGCGAGCGCCCCGTAGAAACTCATCAGCGCCGATTCAATAAGCAAATCGAACGCCTTGAACGATAGCTCGAAATTGGTATCGCCTCCGGCCTCGCCGCCGACAAGAATCAGGTCGCTGATTTGCCGGTCGCTTCGGATTTCCTCGGAGACAATCGTGGTGGGTGCGAACGCTAATCCAGGCGCGCCGGTGTAGCGCAGCGCGAGTAAGTCCAGCGTGTCGGTAAGTATTGGCGCGGTTCTCGATGCGTTCCGAGCAATGCGGACGCCTACGCGGTTTGTGTCGGACATGAGCCTGTTCTCCTGTTTGTGTCCGGCCTCACGCCGTTCGTATTAAGTCGTACCGGGCCTGCCCGGTGCAGTTGATCTGGTTCCATCCCTCGACGATACCCAAATCGGACGCGCCCGGGTCCTCGACTGAGATGCCCGCCACGTTCACGGTTTCCAGAAAATCCAAAACAATCTCGGTCAGCGCGAGCCGTCGCGCCGCTGGCTGGCCCTTTTTGACGTACACCACGGCGCTGATAATACCGAAACGTCGGATAAAGCGCGATGATCCAGCGCCGAGCGCGGCCACCGTGCCGAGGTTGTGCTGGAACCCGAAGCGAACAAAGTCGTCATGTTCGACGGTATTGAACGGCAGCGTGTCCCATGCGATTTTGCTTTCGAGTTCGCCAGCGGCCAGCCAGTGTGCGCGAAACGCGACGTTCAGCGCATCGATTTGGCCCTCGGGATTTTTGGTAGCGGCGCCCATTACGGTACGTTTTTCCGGTCGTTGGCTAACTTTTGGCTGGCGGCCTGCACGGCCATTTCGACGAAATTCACCGGCGCTTGCTCGCTGTGGCCATTGTTCAGCCGCCCGATGTACGGCACCGAGTTTTGAATGATTATCCGCGACGTGTTGCGCGGGTTCGCTCGTTCGATCACGTTCGTTCCCTTGTTGACCGCCTCGGCTGTCGCTCCGCCGGCGCCCGGGCCGCTTCCAGGCGAGCCGACGATAAGGTCGCTCGACGCCTGCAGCGAGACTTGCCAGTTCCGGCGCGCGTGTCCGCCGACGTAACCCGGCGGCGCGCTTCCGGGGTTTTGCCATAGCTTCGGATCACCGACCGGCGTAGCGCGCACCACGTTTGACAGGGCGGCCAGCGCGGTCTCGGCGATGTCGTCCTCCAACACGTTCGACAGGGCGACGATTGTTTCGTGTGCGTCGTATTTTTTGGCCATCAGCTTTGCCCAGCCTCGCGAACGACGAAAAACCAAACGAACGACGTGGCCCCGGGCTGCGCCTCCTGTAGCGCAACGATCGCAAGGTCACGAGCTCCGTCGCGGATTTTGTACGAACTGTCCGGCGTCACCGATAGCGGCTGGCTGGCCACGATCGCGATTTGGTCGCCCTCCTGAATGTCCACGCCCGGCAAAATCTCGCGCCTGATCAGCTTGTAAACGACCGTGACCGGGATTGCCGTACCCTCGCCGGTTTTTCCTTTCCACGGCTGCGCGTCGTCCACGTTCGTGCCGCCCGGCGGTATCAGCAACGCGGGCCGCCCAAACTCGGCGATCAGGTCGACCGCCGCTTGTGCCAGTTCGATTTCGTCGGCTGCGCTCATCAGGCCCTCAAAAGTAACCCGCCAGCGATCGCCGATTTGAGCCAGCGCGACAGGATCAGGTCGGCTGCCGGGTACGCTTGCGAAATTGACAACGGCGAGCCGCCCGGGCTGCCGTCGTAGTGTTTCTCGATTTCGACCGCGCCCTCGACTCGCTTGCGTTCATAGCTGAGACCGCGACCCGTCGCGCTTTGCGTCGGGTTCGACTGTATCGGACCGGCAGCGGCCACCAGCGCGTACTCGGCGGCGGCTTGCAGTATCTCGACGGGAATGTTCGCGGACAGGATCGCGGCCCCGCTCGGTGCGGCCAGGCCGTCGCGTGGAAATTCAAGGGCCTGCGTGTCGATCGTCGCTTCGGCTCGAACACCGAGATACCGGCAGCGATAGTACGAATCCATAAACTGCGTGGCCACGATCAGCGCCGAGGTTCGCACCGCGCTCGAGAACGCTTTCCATTGCGCCTTGCGTCCGGTGTTTTCCATGTACTGGTCCGCGCCCGCCACGTCCTCGTAGCTGTTCGCGTTCGCGAGGCCCGTGCCGTCCTCTTTGACCAATGTCACCGCCATTTCGCGCTCCTAAACTTTGTTAATGTCCTGCTGGACAATGAACGAACCGGCCAGCAGAAACGTGACGCGCTCGCCCGCCGCGTCGTCGGCTTGCAGGTCCCAAAAGTATTCGCCGGGAACGTACGCGTCCGCCGCTGTTTTCCGTGCGGCAGCGTTCGCTCCGGCTGGCTGAAAATCGAACACGCCGTCGGTTCCGGGCGGTGTCACGATCGACACGGGCATACGGAACTGTTCGTTCGCTGCCGTCGCTGGCTCCTCGTCGCTGTTCACGACAATCTCGACGTTCACAAGTCCGGTGAGGTCGAGCGCGGCTCCGCCTTGCGTCAGCGTAAGCGTTTTCGCCACGGTGTCGCCGCGTACCCAATTTATGTTTGGTCCTTTGGCTGCCATTTATCCGCACTCCACTTCGGCTGGAACCTCGCCGACTATGTCGGCCTCGATGACTCCGACCGGATCAGCCTCGACTTCACCGTCCGGCAGTTGAATGACAATACGCGCGCCCGTGTTGATTGTCGCGCCGCTGAACAGCAAGTAGCCGCCGAGCGTAATCATTCTTTCAGGCTCGTGTCGTTCGACGCCGTGGTGCCGATGACATTTTTCGCGGGTATCAAATCGACAAGGCCGCCACGTCGGTAACGGTGCAGCAACGCGCCGGTGTCGTCGTAAACCTCGTCGGACTCGATCATGTCGCGCGTTTGCTCGGCGTCCAGGTCGAACGCTCCGCGCCAGTATCGGACGTCCACTTGTCCCGCCGCGATCGGATCCGCGTCGATCAGGAACGCGTACCGCAAACCGTTGACCGCTGCGAACGTGAACGTGTACAAGCCGCGCGTTGTGCGATCCGTCATTGCAGCGTCCGCGATCACTTCCGCGCCCGTGTCGAGGCGTTGGATTGTGATTGTCGGCGCAGTTGCCAGCGCGTTCACTGGCGCGTTGCTGGCTAACAGGTTGACGGAAATCTCGCTCATGCGTTACCCCGGTGGCGGCTGTTGATGTATCGGCGCCTGAATCAGCGCGGGCAAAATTCGGTGAACTTTTTCGTATGGCATCGCTTTCAAAAGTTCGACGAGGTCCTGCATTGTGGACGGCGTTACCAAATGCCACATCGGGCGGTTCGGATCGAGCGGAGCCTGTACCGGCGTCGGTTGCTGGATCCGGCCTGCGGCTGCGGCCAGCTGCGACGGGTCGATGTCCTGCCCGTTGGCGGTGGCTTCGGCTACTGCGGCTTCGAGTTCGGTGTTCGTTTTCGGTTCGTTCATTGTCGTTCCCTCAAAGTGAATCCGGGTCGCCGGTGATGACCTGTATGGCGTTGCGTAGTGCCTGTTTGCGTTCGCGCAGCCGCGTTTTCGATATTCTCATTTCGTCCGTGACGAGTCGGCCAACGGTTCCGCCTGGCTCCGCCGCAATCAGCACCGTGAAGCGTTCAAGCGCGCCGTCGATGCTGTCGCGCTCGTCGCGCAGCGTGACCAGCAGCGCGGATTCGTTCGCCGGTACGCTGGCCGGTAGTCCGGTCAGGTTGTTTTGCAACGCGTCCCAAAGTTCCAGCCATACCGCTTTTCCCAAGTCGATGATCTGGCCACGCCATGACACGTACGTTGCCGCGTTGGTTTGCCCCAGCCGGTTGTACTCGTCGGCCAGCGCGTCGATCCAATCGACCGCTTGCGCGTTCGTGAAATCGTCGGTCAGAATCGTGCGGACAGCGTCAGCGAATCCGCCTTTGTTCAGGGCGTTGTCGAGTTCGACGGCGTCTATGCCCGCCTCGATCGCCTCGCGTGTCGTTGCCATTATGCGAACCTCACTGAAAATAGGACGGTGCGATTATTGCCGGGTAGCGTACCACTGGCCGAGATCGTGCCGTTGATTGTGAACCAGCCGGTGTTATCGACAACCGACGTGACGGCCAGCACGAGAAACGCCGAACTGCTGCCGCTTTGCTGCACGTAAATTTGGTCGCCGCTGGCTATCTGCGACAGAATGTTTTGCGCGTCGGCGCCGTTGTCGGTGAACTGGTCAACGTAAATAGCCGTGACGCTGGCCGGTGTTGCGTTGTTGTATCGGAGGTTGCCCGGCCCCGGATCAGCTGCGGCGGTTGCGGTATCGAACGAAAACTCGCCCGAAATTAGCCCGGAGCTCGACACGCGTTCGAGAATTCGCCAACGGTCCGTGCCGTTGTCGTCGTACCAAATCGTTGCCGTTTCGCCGGGCTGCAGCACGGTGTCGTTGCCGTTGGAACTGTGGAAGCGGTTCGCCGCGAGGCTCAACACGTCCTCGTCGGTCAGCGTGATATTGAACGCGCCGACATTTACCAGGCGGATCGAATCGCCGTTTTGCGCGAAGCCGAACGCGGCGTCGATGCCGGTTATCGCAAACTCGCCGCTGGAATCGAGGCGCACCATTGTGCGCTGCCCGTTGTTGGCGGCAAGCTGGTAGTCGTTCTGGTTCGCGACAATTTGGGCCGGTGATTCGCTGCCCATGTTTATTCGCCCGTCGATTCGCGCGCGACCCAAAACGCGGAGCGCCTGGACCCGCGTTGCGTTCCCGCTGGCCATTGCCGAAACAAAAAGCGTGGACGAGTCGGCGACGCTTCCGCCGTTGAGAATCGTCGCGATGCTGTTTATTTTGAACGCGTTCACGTCGCTCATTGCGAACCCGGCGATATCGATGCTGCCGCCAGCGGTCCACAAAATGTCGGAGTATTCGCCGCCGACCTGAACCGCGCGCAAATTCGCGCCCGCGAACTGGACGAACCAGTTGTTAGCATTCGGCGTTGGCGCCGTGTTGCCAAACACGACCGCGTTGACGTTGAACCCGAGGCCAATGTCCAGCGCGCCGCCGTCGTCCTGCTCGAACGTCCATTCGTCAGCGGCGGTCGGTCGCAAATACAACGGGCTGGCGCCCAAGCCGAACGCCGTGGAAAACAGCAACGCGGACTGCGCCGTGTTCCAGCCGATCGCTATGTCGGCGGCTGCGCTGGTCGCGCCGACTTTCAGGAAAATGTTGTCGTTCAGGTGTACGTGGCCGCCGTATTGTGATTCCGCCACGCCCGTGTGATTGATAAAAAGTCCGTTGGCCATTGCGGAATTGATGCCGCGCAAGGTCGTGATTCCCGCCGCCGGTATGTTCGGAATGTCCAAACAGTTAAGCGTGCCGATCGTACCACCTGCTATCAGGCCCGGCGCTCTGGCCGCGAAATAATTGACCGCTGTGATCGACGCCGTGCCAACCGTGGCATCCACGGAACAAAACGCGAAAAATGTTTCGTGCGATGCGAGCGTGAAATTTCCAGCCAGGTTCGGGCCTACGCGT